TATCCACTCTTACATGATGTTCTACCTCAGGCGGAGGTATGATGGTATCCCTAATGGTGTCAATAACCAACGTCCATAATGTATCCGGTATAGTCTTTCCAAAATTATCAACATGACGGGAACACCATGAAAGTATCAGCATGATACTTAACAAGACTATCAGGATCCAAGGTATAAGCTTCATGATTCAATGAATTTAATTATTCCTTCGACATGAAGGGATGTTATGGCCTGTTTCCCTTCTTCAGACAAAAGGAAAGCCACATCTTCCATATTGTCCTGAAATAAGTTTTCCGTCAATACAGCCGGACATTCCGTATGTTTTAATATATAGAATCCGCTCTCTTTGTCCGGATCACCATCAGCCATATCTTTTCTAATTTTCATTCCAGAAAGGAATCTTTCAGCCGAAGCATACAGACAATCAGCAAGCCTGTCCGCTTTTGTCTGCCCTATACTGGTCCATGCCTCCCATCCACGAGCCTGCATCCATTGCGCCCCGTTTCCGGCGGCATTACAATGGATGGATACTAGAAGAACATTGCTCTTTCCCAATTCCGAACAAATATCATTCACACGGCGGCATCTCTCCGATAGCGGCACATCAACTTCCTCACGCACAATCCGGAGTGTTTCATACCCCCTCTTACACAACTCATGCTCCACACGGACGGCAATTTCACGGGTATACAACGCCTCAATCAAACGACCGTCCGGAGAACGCTTGCCTTGTGTATTGGCTCCATGGCCATTGTCAATTAAGATTTTCATGTTTGCTTTCATTTTCTATCTCATTTATAACATCTTTCAATTCTTTACTTTTCATCCCGACCAGTCCTTTAAAGACACTCCACAGACTGATATGGTAATGCAGACCTTTACATTCGCAATAATTACTGATCACACTCTCAAGTTCACAGTAACAGGCTATCAACATACAGCATACAGAAATAGTGGAATAAGGAATACCCAAAGGTTCACCAATAGCTTTTCCTAAAACAGCCCCCAATAGAATTATACATACGTAATCCCCCATTTTTATAAGAGTTCTCCGGATAGCCCGGCTTATACGCACTTCCTCCATCCTGCGTTTGGATTTGCTGATACCCCACCATAAATCTGTAGAAATAAGAATCAAAGCCAGCAGCATCAACCATCTCATATCCCACATCAAACTATAAAATTCGGTAATGAAAACCGAAAATGTGATTTTAGAACTTGTATTCATATCTGTTTTAAGTTATGTGTTTCATTATTTCTTTTACATTCATCCAGTCGGGAGCCGATGCGACAAAGCTCATACTCCAGCCTATTGACGATAATTCGGGAGAAACAAAAGGTACAATTGTCTGATTCTCCGATATAGGCTTGAGCCAAGACATATTACGGGAATCATACATCATATAAGCGCGCACCTCATTCAATAGTTTCAAAGTCCGGTCACTCTGAATGGCAACCTCTACCATATCAGACTTATTCCCTAATTTGACCGCAACCGTCACCGCACGCTTATGCGTATCCTCTATGGAACCTATATTGTCCTGAGAGCTTTGTATCTCTCCAAAATCGCAGAACAGATAAGTTCCTATAAGGGCATCCACCCGTTTTTTAACATCTTCAAAACGCTGTCCGAAAACAAAATTGGAGATATCGGGTACTAAAGGTCTGGAAAGATCGGCTATATACCCCTTCAATTCCTCATATTCATACAGATCGGAACTTCCGTTGATAAACATATCCAAAACCCCGTCACGGGCAGGAAACCGGGAAAAATATTTTAAATACTCAAGAATCATAGTATATCATTTATAACATCAATTGGCAATCGGGTGGTATTGGCGATCTCAGCAACATCCATTTTGGAAGCATGAAGGCTACGCACGGATTCAATCATCTTCTTTCTCAGGATTCCAAGATATTGCAAGACGCTCATTTGGGATATCTCACGTAAATTTCCATATCCGTCAGCACTCAAACCGTACAAAGCATCCTGTGCCCCTGTGCTTATCACAGATTCCTTTCCTGGTATGATTTTAGTAAGAATCTTGTATTCTGTACGACTGAAAAGATAATTGATGAATCCCTTGAAATTGAAACGGATGGCCTGCAATGTTTTAATATCCACTTTTGAAAAAAGAACGGCACGTTGATGCGCCTTGTCACTCTCATAAGGCAGTGAAGAATACAGGATGGAAGCAAGCAGAGGAAGCTGCTCATCCCGACAATCCGCCAGCTCACGCGCGTCAATAAACTGCTGTGCCGTCAATGAGGTTGTCAGCATAGAGAATCCTGTATCAATGGTATAACCAAGACAAGGTTCATCCTGCCCGTCAATATGGACCGATGCTATAAATTGTTTGCAAAAACAGGAATCTACCACAAACTTATAATCAAGCCGTGACAGATAGCGGGATATGGTTATTCCTGTCAGCCTTTCCGGAGGAACACGTTTGCATAACTCATAAGAATCGGTGTCAAGATCCGCCAGTGCCGCATCATTATCCGGATAACAGATGAGAAAAGGAAATGTGACCTGCTCAGCCAGGCAAGCAATGTTTCCCATGGCATCCGCATCGGTTATCTTATTGATATCCCAGCCCATCACCCTGCATACATGGCGCACACGTACAAGACCGGCGGAAAGTTTACCTGCGGACATGGAAATCAGATCCGCAACCAGTTCTTTAAATTGAAAAGTGTTCAACCCCTCCCAACTGTTCGGAATGGAATACACGCTTCCTTTCAGGGTAAATTCAATATCATTTTTCATGGCATCAAATAAATTTTATCATCCGGACGATTGAAAGATGTTTCAGTTACAATATCAGCATCCGTATTTCCGGATAAAGACAAATCAATATTTTTAAGGCTTTCCAAAGCTTGTGACATCAGATCGTCAGATAAAGTTAACATCCTCTCCTGCTCCTGGGTACCATAACGCATAACTTTTGAATCTTCAAACAAATTACGGATGGTTGACGGAAATTCAAGGATATCAAATCTTCGTAACGACAATGCCACTGTTATTTTAGCCAGACATCTGTCCAATTTCCGACGGTTTGTCTGATCCTTTTCCGGCAAACGCTCATAATAGCCTGATACATAATCATCCAATGCCTCCTGCTGGATCGGAACACACCTGAAAAAGTACAGGAATGAATTATCAATGGGGTAAGATGCATCGAATTCATAAGTCGTCTTCAACTTAAGGTTTTCCAAAGCCTTATAAGCCTTGGTCTTCTTCCATTCCTCATTCGAATCAAGCAGCTGAAGTAACGTATCCATTGCATTATAGTAATTATCACGATAGGCCCTGCGCATCTGCTCCTGCTCGTTCTTGTAGATATCCACATCCGATTTACGAAGTGACAGCACATTGAATATAAGCTGTTTTGCCAATGTCAGATTAGCCACGGCACTTCTTAATGCATCCTTTTCATCGTTGTCCTCTCCTGCTGCTATCTTCTTGTAGATATCAGGGGATATGACGGATTGAACCTGCTTAATGGCACTCATGGCACTTGATGCAAGATCCTTGAAATTCATATTACTCTCCGCATAAGGGGAATAAAGGTGGAACTGGGCCACATCTATAAACAATTCTTCTAAAACATTCATGGCTGCTGATTATTAAGACGGTTAGACGGTGATACATCTTCCTGGCGTGACGGGATTTCCCGGTAAAAGCCTATCCGATAACCTTGTTCGTACAATTCAGGGAAGTTAATACGGATAGCCTGGTTAAACGGCTCACATACAATCTCATCTTCCGGTGCCAATTGGAGCAGATAAATCAAATAGTTGTAATAAGCGTCACTTCCGCTCTTGCTAATTACACCGTCCTTGCTGACTGATGAGATGGAAGAATCCAGCCCGACACTTGACAGCAATACTTCGTCAGCACGTTTATCATAGCTGATAATCGCATCAATGTATTCTTTATATTTTAAATCGACGGTTTCTATCTTCCATCGCTCCTCTTCCCCGCTGCTTCCGTTCCGAAAGCTGAAAGTCGCGTAAGCCTTTCCTTGGTTATCGGCTCCGGACAAATAATCGGATATATTATCCAATTCCTGTTTTATATAGCGGATCAAGGTAGACTCCTTGAATTCAGTCCCAATCTCCAGCCCGTTGTACAGCAATAGTTTCTCATTTTTCGAAGCGCGTTCCTTGTTTTCGTTGCAAAGATTGGTAATCTGGGTTCTCTTCGAATTAACCCATGCGTTAGGAATGATAATATGTATTTTAGCCGCCAGCGAATTACGAAGAAAGCTGTTAATATATACCGCATTTTCATTGGATCCCTTGATATAAGGCTGTGTGCCCTCGTGTGTCTCATTCTCTCCATAGAAATTATCAATGGACTTCTCACGATGATGGGAAACAGCAGCGAACCTGTATCGCGGTACATCCTGCATACGCAATTTAGGATAAATGCGCAAACTGGTACTGATTCCATTGATAAACTTCCCAACAGCTATAGCCGTGAAATCCTTATAATAAACCATATCATAAGCCACATCCGTCCGGGTGGTAGCCAAAAGACAATCCTTATTCTCCATGGCTTCCAGACCAGCAACCGGCAACACACCCGGAACAATCCCTTTTCCTGCTGAAA